GCCGCCGAGTTATTGAAGGCATGTTCAATATGCAGAAGCAGCACGTATTTATGCTTGGCTTAGAATGGAACGATAATAAAGCCCAGCGAACCGCTAAGGAAGCATACGATCGTTTATTCAATCTAAAATGGACCCCTCCAGGCAGAGGCTTGTGGATGATGGGAACTAAGTTTGTTGAAGAGCGAACTGCCGCCGGACTATTCAATTGCGCTTTCCGATCGACGCGTGATCTTGCCACTAAAGGTGGGTACCTTTTTGCGTGGATGATGGATGCGTTGATGGTCGGTATTGGGGTGGGTTTTGACACCGAGGGGGAGAGTAGCATCACCATTAAAGAGCCGCAGTTCACCAACGATATCTTGGTTATAGATGATTCGCGAGAGGGCTGGGTTGACTCGGTTCACACCCTATTGGATGGTTTTTTCTTTGGTTCTAAGGTGCCAAAGTTTGATTACTCTGCGATTCGTCCAGAGGGCGCCCTGATCAAAGGCTTCGGTGGAACATCCAGCGGCGCCGGGCCCTTGAAAGAACTACACGCCAATCTAATAGAATTATACGCTGCTAAAGTTGGAGAGTCGATCACGTCTGTAGATATCGTGGACACAGAAAACTTGATTGGTCGCTGTGTGGTAGCCGGCAATGTGCGTAGATCTGCTGCTCTAGCTATGGGAGCTTATAACGATCGCCAGTATCTTGAGATGAAGAACGACCAAGAGAAATTGTATCATCACCGATGGGGATCAAACAATTCGTTTAACGCCATTGTTGGTATGGACTATACTTGGCACGCAGAACAATCGCAGAAGAATGGAGAGCCAGGATATATCTGGCTTGAGAACGCCCGCACGCGCGGCCGCTTCAAAGATGGTCCGCGCTACGATGACATCAACGTGGCCGGCTTTAATCCTTGCGTTGAGCAACAGCTTGAAGACGCTGAGTTATGCTGCCTCGTGGAAACATTCCCAGCCAAGCATGATGACTATGAGGATTATCTTAGAACGCTAAAGATTGCATATCTCTATGGCAAGACAATCACACTGTCAAACACACACTGGCCAGAGACTAACGCAAAGATGCTTAAGAACCGCCGCATCGGACTGTCACAATCCGGCGTTGTACAAGCTTTCAACAAGCACGGCAAGCGCGAAATGCTTAACTGGAGCGACAAGGCGTATGAACATATACGAGAGTTGGACCAAGAGTATTCAAACTGGCTTTGTATTCCGAAATCGATACGCACCACAAGCATTAAACCTTCGGGTACCGTGTCGCTGCTCAACGGATCTACTCCCGGGATTCATTTCCCAGAAGACGAGTATTATATTAGACGGATCAGGTTTGGAAAAGATTCAGAATTACTTAAAACTTTAGCCGAAGCCGGCTATAATATGGAAGATGATAAATATTCACCTAATACCATTTGTGTTGAGTTTCCAGTACACGAGCCATACTTCCAAAAAGGAAAGAGATCGGTTTCTATGTGGGAACAACTGGAAATGGCCGCGCAATATCAGCATTACTGGGCCGACAATTCGGTGTCTATTACGGTGACATTCAAGCCCGAAGAGGCCCACCAAATTAAGGACGCACTAGAAATGTATGAGACAAGGCTAAAGGCGGTTTCCTTCCTGCGTTATGAAAAGACGGGATATGTGCAGGCTCCCTATGAGCCTATCACTAAAGAAAAGTATGAAGAACTAATTAAAGATATAACCCCCATTCAACGATTCGACAGCAATGAGGGTGGAAGTGGAACTAGGTTTTGTACAAACGATAGCTGCGAAATTTGAGGTGGAAAGTGAATTTTAATCATTTAATGGAGAACCGGCTTCTCCAACGTCGCTGTGGTAAAGACAACGGCGAGTGTTATTGGGCCCCTACCGGTAATATACGTGCGATGGTAGGTGGCCACGTTAATGTAACGATGTATTGTAAAAAGTGCAAGACGCGTCAGGAGGTGTTTCTAAGTGAGACCCTTTATGAAAGACAACAGAAGATTTTAGAACAAGAGGTAAGAAATGTTTAAACCAGTCAATAGATATATTCAAATAAATTTGCCAGAAGTGGTGTCACAGACAACGAGCGGAATAGTGCTGCCGGATGACTTTAAACCCACAGAAGAACGATATGGTACGGCAGAAGTAGTAAATTACGCTTCTGATGTTCGGTTCAAAGACCAGTTGTTAAACAACACACATGTTATTGTCGACAAGACAATGATTGAAGAGATTACTATAAATAATAGTAAGATAAACGTTGTTCTAGATAATTATGTAGTGGGAATTATTAACTAAATGGGGATAATACGCGATGCCAATAGACAAAAACTTTTACAACGAATCATCTGCCGCTAAACTTGGATGGGATCCAACGTGGTTTGGTGAGAAGCATTATGATGATAAACTGACACGTGCCGTCAAGAAATGGCAGAAAGACAAGGCGTTGCCGGCCGATGGCTTGTGCGGTCCTACTACTTTCAGACGTTTGTGGACAGAAAGACAAGCTGACATAGATGATTATCAGCCCGAGAGTTGTCATTATTCAAACTATATCGTTTATCGAGGCAATTTCACTCCTATCGAGTGGGATAAAGTTGTTCTATGGTCAGAAGACGGTGCAATAGAGGCAAAGCCCGGAAGCTACTATGACTATTCCGGCCGTCCAAAGCGCAACACTCGTCTCTTTGTTAATCATTGGGATGTGTGTTTGTCATCTCGTTCGTGTCAGCGTGTGTTAGACAAGCGAGGCATTTCAGTACATTTCCTAATCGATAACGATGGCACGATATATCAGACTTTGGACATACAGCACGGCGCTTGGCACGCAGGATCCGAACGAGTGAACCGCGCCTCAGTCGGTGTTGAAATCTCAAACGCATACTACACAAAATATCAGAGTTGGTACGAACGCAACGGATTTGGTGAGCGTCCCCTGGTTGACGATGCGTGGGTTCACGGCAGCAAACTTGGAGAGCACACTGACTTTTACCCCGCTCAGATCGAAGCACTTAAAGCATTGTGGAAAGCAATACACAAGGCAACCGAGATCCCATACGAAACTCCCAAGAACCAGTTCGGCAAGACATCTACGAAGTACGAGCAAGATGTAAAGTATGGCAGCTTCTCAGGCTTCATCAGCCACTATCACGTCAGCAAGAATAAAATTGACTGTGCTGGATTAGACATCGTAAAGCTGCTTAAAGAAGTGAAGGAAGATTGATCCTTGAGTATGAAGATATAGTTGTTGGTAGTTGTTTAAAGGCAGTCTTGTTTGCCTTCAACAATAATCTGCCCATCTTTTTTTCAGAGCCACGCAGACCCTTTCGGTTTAGTTTTCTCGCACCCAACACAGACTTAGGGTGCGTTAAACTTACTAGGCGGCCGTTAACAGAACTCACAAGCATTACCGAAGTTAAAGTTGTGGGTCTCCGCAAAGAACTTCTTTGGGAGCGCCTGCTGTTTTTGCTCAATCTCGATGGTAAGGTTCCACTCGCAAATCTCTGCTCGTCTATGAGATTTGACGGAGAGCATTTAATTTGCTCCAACGAATACTCCAAGATAGGTGCGTTAAACTTTAGTAATTGCTTTTATTTCGGCGACGATAATATTTCTGACTTAGTGAGAGAAAAAGAGCTTGCTAATCCAACCTACACGTGTTATGATTGGATAGCATTTAATAGCGGAGGCAAGCACAAGATCGATTACATTTGGGTGGGCGATGATTTCGTTAAGGAAATCTGGTTCTATTCCTCGGATCGAATGTGCGGCAACTCTCCGGTAAAAGATGCGTGCGTAGTATCAACCCTGACGCAAGATCAATTAACTGATTTTGACTATGGGGAGACGATGGCGCGATTCAAAATGATCTCCGAGATGGAGAAAAGAGGAATGAAAGGAAGACAAAATGGCTACTCAACAAACGGAAACTCAAAACATTATAAATTTCGCACAACGTCTACCACCAGAACAATACGCAGAGATCCTGTGGAGATTAGAACAGAAAACGATCAGATATCGCTTCCGAAAGTATCGAGCCGATCTCTTCTTAAGAATCTTGAAGCGTCTTGTTCCAGTTACGATAGATTTCTAAAGTATTTGTAAATGCCACAACACACTCATATGGCTGGTATCATACCTGTTGCCGGCTTAGAAACTGATTTTGATCAACGATTACCAGAAGTTATGATGCCTGTGAACGCGGGCCTCACAGCTATTCAAAAGTCAGTTTATGAGTGCGCCCTCGTCGGATGTCAGACGATTTGGATTGTCGCCAACAATGATTTGGCACCAATTATCCGTGATACAATCGGTGAGTGGATTTATGATCCTGTTTATTATGACACAATGAGTAAGTTTCCTTCGGAGAATCGTAAAGAAATCCCTATTTACTACGTCCCTGTTCATCCGAACGATCGCAACAAGCGAGACACATACGGGTGGTCTATACTTTACGGAGCATATAGTGCATGGTTAGTCGCAGCAAAAATCTCAAAATGGGTATTGCCGGAAAAGTTCTACGTTTCTTTTCCGTTAACTGCTTACGACTTGCCTTCGCTACGTCCTCATCGTTTAGAAATAGCATCCAAGGACGCCAACTTCTTTGTATCTTACGATGGTAAGACAGTCAAAGACGATTTGCCTATAGCATTTACATTCAATGGAGAAGACTTTAAAGCATGCCGAAATCACATAAACCAAACAACCTCGCGGGAATATTTACCCCGTTTACCGAACCAAATTTTCCCGACGCAGAAACTGCCATTCGCCGAGCGATGGTCGGCGCGCCAGTATCCCCTGAGCAAGATCCTCAAGAAAGTATCAGAGAAAAACAAAATCCTAAAAAGCGTTGATTGGTATTACGACCTTTCATCCTGGGATAGCTACTGTTCTTATCTGGGCTCAAAAAATCTTATAGAAAAACCATATGAACCATTGACAAAGGTTCATAAACACGCTAAAATACCATATAGGGTTGAGGATTTTAAGGAGGACGAATGAATCGGAAGACATCTAAGATTAAGTTTGTAGGCTTGCACGCACATAGTGTGGCGGGTTCTATTTTTGATGCGCTGGGCTATCCAGCAGATCATATGGATTTTTGTTACAAGAATGGAGGAGAGGCGCTAGCGCTCACCGATCATGGAAACATGAACGGGCTAGCATATCAGGTTTTGCACGCCAAGAAGATGCAGGAGGCGGGCCAAGACTTTAAGCCCATCTATGGGTGTGAGGCGTATTTCATCCCCTCTATTGAAGAGTGGCGAGAAGAATACGAGACTGCGATGGCAGACAAGAAACGCGCGCGCTCCGCCAAGAAGGATGAGCAGTCAGGCGCCACTGTTGAGGATGCAGGTAGCAGCAAAAAAACGCAGGGCATTTTACGACGGCGCTACCACCTTGTGCTTCTGGTGCAGAACCAGACCGGCTTGAGCAATCTGTTTAAGTTGGTGTCCGAATCGTATCAATCAGAGAACTTCTATCGATATCCACGCATTGATTACAAGCTGCTTAAGAAGTACAACGAGGGCCTCATAGCTGCGTCTGCGTGCCTTGGAGGGGTATACGCCGGCAACTACTGGGAGAACCGCGACGACGGCGATACGGCTGTCTTAGACGCTATGACAGAGACAACCGAGAAGATGGTTGACATCTTTGGCGATCGCTGGTACGCCGAGATCCAATGGAATAATGTAGAAGATCAACACAAGCTTAATCAATACATCATCCAGACAGCACAGAAGCACGACGTTAAACTTCTCAGCACAGCCGACAGCCACTACCCCAATCCAGAGGCTTGGCGAGATCGAGAACTATACACTCGCCTTGGCTGGCTTGGCAAGGGCGGACTCCCCTCATATATGGAGTCGGAACTTCCCGAGGGAGTTGAAGAAGTTGGCTATGAACTCTATCCAAAGAATGGTGACGAGATGTGGGCGAGCTATAAGAAGTATGCGACAGAAGGTGGTTTTAAATACGACGATGACTTGGTACGAGAAAGCATTGAGGAGTCGCATCGTATCGCCTTTGACCGCATTGAAAAGTTCTTCCCTGATAACACTGTGCGTTTGCCAAGTTTCGTGGTTCCAGCCGGCTACACGGCGACCCAAGCGCTCGTTCAGTATTCCCTTGAGGGTTTGAAGAAGAGAGGATTTCACGGCAATCCCGAATACATTCAGAGACTTAAGCACGAACTCGATGTGATCGATGATCGAGGCTTCTCTAAGTATTTCCTGACAATGAAGTCAATCGCAGACGTTGCTACCACTATGATGCTAGCTGGTCCTGGTCGAGGCTCCGCAGCCGGCTCACTGGTAGCCTACGCGCTCGATATCACACAGGTTGATCCCATTAGGCACGGCTTGCTATTCTCTCGGTTTCTGCGTTCGGATGCTACAGACTATCCTGATATTGACTATGATATCTCCGATAGTATGGCACTAAAGGAGAAACTGGTAGAGATGTGGGGCACCGATTGTGTTGCGCCAATCTCTAACTGGAACACACTTCAGCTACGTTCACTCATCAAGGATATTTCAAAGTTCTATGATGTGCCTTTCTCGGAGGCTAACACCGTTACTTCTGTTATGATGCGCGAAGCTACACCCGCAGCAAAGCAGAAGCACGGCATTAAGGCTGGTATATACGCTCCAACCTGGGAGGAGGTGATGGAATTCTCCCCCTCCTTGCGAGCCTATCTTAACAAGTATCCCACAGTCAAGGCTCACGTTGAGGGTCTTGTGGGGCAGGTGAGGTCGTGCTCTCGCCATGCTGGCGGTGTGGTTATTGCTGAGAACTTAGATCAGAGCATGCCTCTGATTAATTCCGGTGGTGTGCGCCAAGCACCTTGGGCAGAAGGTCAGAACGTTAGACATCTTGAACCAATGGGCTTCATCAAATTTGATTTGCTTGGCCTATCTACGTTAAAGATGATGGAGGGAGCAATCGAACACATCCTTCGCCGGCATCACGGGATCGAAGAGCCAACCTTCGCACAGGTGCGAGATTACTACAATGAAAATCTCCATCCTGACAAAATTGACTTGGATAACCAAGAGATTTACGAGAACATCTTTCATAAGGGCAAGTGGGCTGGAGTCTTCCAGTTCACAGAGCAGGGGGCACAAGGCTTTTGTACAAAGGCTAAGCCACGAAACATCATTGATGTGTCTGCGGTAACCTCTATCTTCCGCCCCGGCCCTTTGTCGGCTGGTGTTGACGCAGACTATGTGGAAGCCAAAGCTAGCCCACACCAGATTACATATCTATCAGACGAAGCCTGCGAGATAACACAAGAGACATTCGGTTTCTTAATCTTTCAGGAGCAAATCGCACTGCTTGCCCATAAGCTCGGTGGGCTAACTCTTGACGAAGGCAATATGCTACGCAAGGTACTGACGAAGAAGGGAACAGGCAAGGGGTCGGTTAAAGATAAGCTCCACAAGAAGTTCATTAAGGGTTGCGTTACCAATGATATCGCCCGCGACCAAGCACAAGCTTTGTGGGATAAGTTTGAGTTCTTCTCAGGCTACGGCTTCAACAAGTCGCATGCTGTGAGCTACTCTATTATCTCATTCCAGTGTGCGTGGCTGCTAAACTACTACCCAGCCGAATGGATGGCAGCGTTCTTGGACAAGGAACCCGAGGTTAGAAAGGAGAAGGCGATCAACATTGCCAAGAAATATGGCTTTGGTATCAGGCCGCTTGACATTAACAAGTCAGGCGTGGTCTGGGAGATCAGCGACGATGGTAAGACAATGATTCAGCCTCTCACCTCTATCAAGGGGCTCGGTATGGCAGCAATCGATCAGATTCTCGCTAACCGACCGATCAACAGCGCTGAAGAGCTTTTGTTCAACGAGGGCATCACATACTCCAAGCTAAACAAGAAGTCTCTGGATGCTCTGTGCCGTGGTGGTGCGTTGGATGATATCATCGATGACCGGTTCACTGGCAGAAAGCACTTCTGGTCTGCATGCATCGTAGACCGCCCAAAAAATCCCAAGAGGTTTTCCGAGAATTTAGAACTTTACCGACCCGAAGGAGACTTCAGTGAATCCGAGATTATTCAGTTTAAGACAGACTTAACCGGTGTATTCCCGATTAACCTAGTGATCCCCCCAGAGACAGTTCAAAGACTACAGGAGAAGTTTATTCCCCCGATTTCTGAGTTCGATCCGGATTTGTGCGTATGCTGGTTTATTCCTCGCAAAATCGTTCCGAGGAAGACAAAGAATGGAAAGAACTATTGGATTGTTGAGGTGATTGACTCCAACAACGAACTAACTAGAATAAGGTGCTGGGGAGTTAAGCCCGAGAAAGATCGTATTCACTTGAACCGTCCATACATGGCTAAGTTAAAGTACGACGAGAACTGGGGCTTTTCAACTTATGCGATCGGCAAAACATTTAAGCTGCTGGGGTAAAGATGAGAGATATAAAGTTGTGGAAAAATCGAAAAGAACTTTCAGATAAAGTGGCCCTTGTGGATGACGAAGATTATAGTAGAGTTATGGAGGCGATAAGCAATCGTGCCAAGTGGTACGCGCACAGATCACCTTCATCTAAAAAGTTTTATGCCTCGAATGGCAGCAGAGATATATATCTCCACAGAGTCGTGATGAACACCCCAAAGGGAATGGATACAGATCATATAAATGGTGATCCACTCGACAATAGAAAAGAGAACTTGCGGATTTGCACACGCTCTGAAAACTGTCGCAATAAGAAAGTGAGATCTGATAGTAAATCAGGCTACAAAGGGGTGGAGATAAAACCAAGTGGCCGATTTCAAGCATACATAGGAAAGCCCAATGGAAAAGGCCGACAGATTAAGCTTGGTACATACGACACACCCGAAGAAGCAGCGAGAGCATACGATAAAAAAGCAATAGAGCTACATGGCGAGTTCACCAATTTAAATTTTCCAAAGGATAAACAATGAACATTATTTATACACCGAGCGCATTGCTCAAAGAAGTTAAGTTTAGAAGCGAGAGTCTCCCCGTGGTTGTTCGCGTCAACAAGTTTGATGAGAAAGCAGCAGAAGATTTTTCTAAGGATGTCGCGAGAGCACAGAACACAGGACAGCCAGTACTGCCTATCATCATCGATAGCTACGGAGGCCAAGTCTATAGCCTGATGTCAATGATCTCGGACATCCAGCATTCTCGCATTCCTGTGGCAACAATCGTCCAGGGTAAAGCAATGTCCTGCGGGGCCATATTGTTTAGTTTCGGCACCGAAGGCCGGCGATATATGGATCCCGATGCAACTGTTATGATTCACGATGTAAGTTCTATGGGCTGGGGAAAGGTAGAAGAGATTAAAACTAACGCCAAAGAAGTCGAGAGATTGAATCAGAAGATCTACCGTATGATGGCTGTCAATTGTGGCCACGATGAAGAATACTTTCTTGATATTGTCCACGAAAAGGGTCACGCTGATTGGTTTTTAGACGCAAAAGAGTGTAAGAGACACAAGCTAGCAAACAAACTGCACGTCCCCGAGATGAAAATTGGAGTTAAAGTAGAGTTTGAATTCAAGTAGGCCCAGCTATTTATAGGCATGAGTGCTTATCAAAAACTTAAATGGAAAAAAACCCTTAATGAATTCCGGTTTTTAAAAGAAGAGCGAGAAATTATAAAAACTTTATCGCTTGCGATCAATCCTGAATTTCAGGAGTATTACGAACAGTTTCTTGTCGAACATAAGATCGATCTTAGCGAATTAAATCAGAAACATCACAATAGGATCAAAAAAGCTTATAATATTGAAGAAGAGCAGGAAATAGGAGAAGTCCCTATGATCGAGGCCGGCAGCGAGGATTTAATGGTATGCAATGTCCCTGCCGAGAAACCGGAAAATATTCAACTAACTGAAGACGAAATCGTTATACATAGTTTATTTTCTAAGCTTTTCAAGGGCATTGCTATGAAGATCCATCCAGATAAGATCGATCCACATAAATATAATTTTGAAGAGCGCCGCAGAATGACCAACGATTTTAAGAGGGCGAATAAAGCGTTAGAAGAGAGAAATTATTTTATTCTTATAGAGATCGCAGAAAAGCTTGACATTTCTCTCCCAAAGAATTATAATCAACAGACAAGATGGATGAAATCACAATTAAAAGAAATGTCGCAACAAGTGAGAAAAGAAAAACTCACTTACAATTATCTTTTTTCTGAGCAAGAAACAAAAGAAGAGAAAGATAGTCTTATGAAACAATTCATACAACAATTATTCGGTATTCAGATACCATAGGAAAAACTTTGTTAACAGATATAGTCCTCGGAATCCAGCATGGAGACGAGGGAAAAGGTAAGGTTACCCATCACCTATTAAAGAATGGAGAATATACGCATTGCGTTAGGTTTAATGGAGGATGCAACGCTGGTCACACAATTTATCACGAAGGTGTTAAGATAGTTACGCATCTCATTCCGGCCGGCGTATTCTTCGGAGTTAAATCTATCATTGGGCCTGGATGCGTTGTAAAAACAGACAAGTTTTTTGAAGAAATCAGAATGCTTGAAGATCACGGGATCCGTACTTCTGGCTTAGTGAAAATTGCTAGCAATGCTCATATCACAACGAATGAACACGTTAATGAAGATCGTAAAGACGAAACAATCGGCACCACTAAATCTGGCAATGGCCCTGCATATCGCGACAAATACGCGCGCACTGGAATGAGGGCTAGCGAATGCTCAATTTTCGATGAGTATGTGGTGGATATGTATGATGAACTTGATGGCTCCGTGGCATTGATGGAAGGCGCCCAAGGGTTTTGGTTAGATATTGATTGGGGGGATTACCCTTACGTAACTTCAAGCCATTGCGGAGTTGGAGCCGCAATCTTAAACGGTGTTAACCCGCGCTCCATTCGCAATATTTGGGGCGTGGCTAAAATATATGAGACGTATGTGGGTAAAAAATGCTTCCAGCCAAATAATCGGGTATTCGATCAGATACAGAAAGCCGGCTCAGAATTCGGAGCGACAACAGGAAGAGCGCGCCAATGTGATTGGATGGATTTTGGTAAACTTAACAAAGCTATCCGTATGAATGGAGTTAACAAATTGGTGTTTAATAAAATGGATATTTTGCGTGAAGTAAATAAATGGGGTATCAAAAATCCAAACTTAAACTTTAGTTCTGAACAAGAGGTCTGCTCCTTTATCGAAGCGCACGTCGCCTCGGACATAGACCAAGTATTTTTTTCAGATTCTCCAGAAAAGCTTTGACTTTTGAAGCATAAGTTGCTATAATAATAGAGTATCCAAGGAGGGATAAAATGGCTTCAACCAATGAAGAAAGAAAGCGCTACGTCAAGGAATATATTCGTTCGTTGTCGGCAATTGAAGAGTGCATTGCACCATACAAGGAGCAGAAGCAAGAGCTACGATCCGAGTTCCGAGAGAACGGCTGGCTCAATACTGATGAGATCCGTGCAGCCGTGAAGGCTTACCGGCTTTATAAGGGTAAGGTAAACATCGACGAGGTTGTTGAGAACTTCAATATGTTTTCTGGAGACGAAGAATGATCATCGAATACACCAAGACAAGAGAGTTAGCGCATAACCCACAGCGTGCAAATCCATCGGACGCTGGACTGGATGTATTTTACTCTGCAACAGAGCCACAAGAGATTATTGCGGTCCACCCTAGCACGAGTATGCTGGTGCCTACGGGCCTGCGTTTTGGTGTGCCTCATGGTTATATGCTGGAGGTAAAGAATCGCTCAAGCGTGGCAGCTAAGTTAAACTTGGTGGTTGGCGCTTGTGTGATTGATTCGGGCTATGATGGAGAAGTGTTCATCAATGTCCACAACATTGGGCGCGACACTCGCGTCATTAAAGACGGCGACAAGATCGCGCAACTGGTAATGATGCCGGTTGTACACTTTCAGCCGCAAGAAAACACAGAGGGTACATTATATGATTACCCTAAAACAATTAGCAATAGGGGCACTGGAGCCCTTGGGAGCACAGATGTCACCTGAAAAAGAATATCGTATGTTGTATGAGAGAATGGCGCGGCTTTGCGATCAGCAAGGATGGGGAGATCCATTTAGTTATGCTCGCTCGAAGGAGATTTATGCTGCAACCGTGTTAGGCCATCAGGTATCTACTACGCTTTCTGGCGCAGACGCTTTCAATCAAAAGGGAGAGCCGATAGAGTATAAGTCTACTATTGGCAAGAACTGTAAGGGAGCCTATACGGGTATTTCCGTACAGCCTACTTGGGATGAGCAAGAGAGATATTTGTTTGAAAAAAAGCTTGCATACTATCCTGAACATTATTATAATAGATTTAGTCAAGGCAAGTTGGCTGCGAGCTGGAAGATGTCCGGCATTGATGTATTCAATGTATTGCTCCCAAAGCTGAAGAAAAAGTACCCCAACGTTCTAAAGAAGAAGGATCCAAGATTGAGTTCCGATGTTTCTTGGACTGAGATTCAAAAATATGGCACAAAGGAAATTTAAAATGAATAATAATGAAGAACTCACACTCGTCAACAACGAAACCCAGCCAGAGATTGACAATTTTGCCATGACACAATATCAGTCACGCAATGGCTGGTGTCCTGTACGCGAGATTAAGCTGACCGAATATCAAATCCCACTTGATCTTATCAGGCGCATGCCTAAGACGCACCAGCCACGTGTTCAAGACTGTTCCGAGGGTGCGGTTATCGAGAAAGCTGAACAGATGAAGAGCGAAAAGGGTCAAACCACAGGTATTTGTGTTTATGCAAACAAAGACGATGATACCTTTGATGTATATTGGGGTAATACACGTTTTCGTGGTGGCAAAGTATTAAGCTCAAGAGGAGAAAGGATCTACAACTGCGAATCTGGATATATTTGGGCTTCCCTGTACGAACATAGCCTAGCCAATCTCCGCAAGTACCAAGCAGCCGAAAACAACTCTCACGATGTCAACGAGAGGGCAACACCTGAAGATAATCTTAATTCGATCTTGCAAATGATTCACGAAGGACAAATTGAGGGCTATGGCGACCTCGAACAGGAAAAGCAACGAGAAGAAGTAAAAGAACTTTATCTTGAATGTAAGATGCCGGTCCACAAATTTCGTAGCTTGTGGAATCAAGTTAAGAAGAGAGACAAGGTGACAAGCCGCAAGATGCGAACTTGGGATAAAAACGAGCTTCCTGTTTATTTCGGGGCTCATAATGATTACGGCATTACGTCGCAGCAGTGTAACGCTAAGACACAAAGTGGAGCCGTTTTTGATGTGACGATTGAAGGTCAAGCAGAAAAACTAGCTGTTTATTTTGTCTCCAAAACATCAGAGTTTGGTGGGGCAACGTTGTCCAATACAAATTGGAACCGAAACATCCACAAGCGCTCAACAAAAGTTGTAGTTGTCGTATCTATGAACGATAACAAGGGACAAGATATTAATGGATCCCGCGACAGTATTATCGATAAAATTAAAAAGTGGAACCCCTCTCTGGTTGCAAACAAAAGTGTTGATCGGATTTTGTTTGTCCCACAAACTGAGTCAGAACAAGAAATTCAACTGATTGCCGGCCAGTACCTGAAGCATACACAGTTTTAAATGAATTCAATTACATTAAAACACCAGGAAGGTCTACAGTTTTTATCTGATATCCCTGATGATTCTGTAGATCTTATCTTGACTGATCCTCCATATATCACTTCACGTGATTCTGGTATGGATAAGTGGGTAGATCATATTGAAAAACAAGATGCATCCGGCTCTGTGAATGTTATGACTGAGCAAGCTTGGCTAAGTTACAAAACTGAATCGGAGTGGGATATATGGTTTGACAATTCAAAGGTCAAGCCCGAGCTTAGAGAAGCGCGCCTAAAAAAGATGAAGGCAGACTTCCTAAAGTACGGCAGCATATATGGTAAGAAGTACGCTGTTAAAACTAACTACGGCGAATGGGATTCCCAGTTTACGGTTGAACAGCTTGGGCTTTTTATCAAGCACTTCTATCGTATACTAAAACTAGGAGGGACATGTATCGTGTTTTTTGATCTCTGGAAGATTACAAACCTTAAAGAGATGTTGGAGGCAGAAAAGTTTAAGCAGATTAGATTAGTGGAGTGGATTAAAACAAACCCACAACCAATCAACAGTAGCGTTAACTACTTAACCAACTGTAGAGAGATCGCCTTACTTGGCATTAAGAGATCGAAGCCGACCTTCAACAGCAAGTATGATAAGGGAATTTATCATCACCCCCTACAAGGGGGCAAGAATAGATTTCACCCCACTCAGAAGAGCTTACCGCTCTTTGAAGAGCTAATCAAGAAGCACTCCAACGAGGATGACACCGTGTTAGATTGCTTCGCCGGTTCTGCAACGACCGCCATTGCTGCACAAAATACTGACCGCAACTTTATTGGTTGCGAGATGGACGAAGAATATTTTAACAAATCAATTAACAGGATTAAAAACAATGAATAAAAATACACAAAAGACAATGTTTAGCTCAAAGACTGGCGAGTGGGCAACCCCGCAAGAGTTCTTTGACAAGCTTAACTGGCGCTTCGGACCATTTGATTTGGATCCCTGCGCCAACCCACACAACACAAAGTGCGACAACTTCTACACAGAAGCGGAAGACGGCTTATCGAAAGACTGGTCGGGCCATACCACATTTATTAACCCTCCATACGGAAAAGGTATTGACAAGTGGATCAAAAAGGGTTATGATACAGCTAAGGATGGAGAGTCCAAAGTGGTAATGTTAATCCCATCACGAACTGACACGAAGTATTGGCACAGCTATGTGATGAAGGCTTCAGAGGTATATTTTCTCAAGGGTCGGTTAAAGTTCGGGGACAGCGTTAACAGCGCCCCGTTCCCATCTGCCATTATAGTATTTGATGGCGCGAATAAGCAACAGATCTTTGGAACGATGAACCGCTAAAAACATAAATTTAAATTAAGGAGAAATTATATGTCACAAGAAATTTTGAATTCCGCGATTATGCAGCTGCGTGCAAAGGCCTTAGAAACTTATGGTATCATTAAAGACATTTATCGTAGACCAGTTCAAGAAGGAGATGCCGACAAGGTAGCCGCGCTCTCCCTTAAGCTGGCACAACTCGAAGGTGGGATGCTTACACTACAGCAATATGCACCAGAAATCATCTCATCGGTAGCTATTGCTGAAGCAGAATCCGCCGCAGCCGCAGCCCTCGCAGGTAAAGTATCCGACGTTGAGAAAGAAGACCCACCAGCTATAGTTAACGAAGAAGCCCCGGAGGAGAAAGCGCCCACCGCTGATCCGGCGCCAGAGCCAACAATTACAGAAGAAGACTTGGCCAAGCGTTCACCTACTTATCGCCGGTCTCGCCGTTCCACGAAAAAGGATAAGTCGTGAATCGCAAACAACGACGCGAGATGGAGAAAGTGGCAGGGAAAGACAGCACTCAAAAGCTCGCCGAAAAAATTTCCCAGTTCGATCAGCTTCCCGAGGCTTGCTCGGCATGCACAAAGCCATACGATAAAAAAGATAAGAAGATGGCATCTATATGGAATGTAGTAGCAGCCCCGGATGCAGTACGCCTGTACTGTCCGGAATGTTGGGACACCGCTCGCACAATAGCAGAAGAGTATAAGAGCCGCCAGAATGTGGAGGGTTGAATAAATGAATATCACACGACTATCAAAAAACGCACTTAAAAAAGTAATTGAAGGAAAAACAGAAAATCAATTCAAGTGCATTATCAAATTTTATTCAAATCAATGCGCATTCTGCCACAACCTTAAAGATGACTATCAAAAAATTGCTGATGCCTTCGAGAATGAAGTGCATTTTTTTGCCTTCAATACCTCCGAACATTCTCAATTGGATGATATAATTAAGATCAATGGGGTACCCACGATCGCTTTTGTCGACGTGAAGAAGAATCCCCGTGTTTCTATCCTTAAGGATCCGAAGAACCCCAACGATAAGACGTGGTATGATACAGAAGATATAATGAATTTTGTGGAGGATAATTTAAATGAATAAAGCATATTCTTATGATGACGTGTTATTGGTCCCCCAATACTCTGTTATACGTTCACGCGCAGAAATCGACATCTCGACAGACTTGTCAAATGGAGTAATTCTTCAATTGCCAATCCTCGCCTCACCTATGGATACAATATCAGAAGGTGCCATGGCCGAGGCGCTCGGCCAAGCGGGGGCTAGCGCAATTGTTCATCGATATAACACGATTGAGGAGCAGACTGCGGAAATAAATAGGGCTATTTCTCCTTGCATAGTCGGCGCCGCAATCGGTGTATCGGGCGATTATATAGAGCGCGCTAGCACTCTTGTCGACGCCGGAGCCTCCTTCTTATGTGTCGACATCGCCCATGGCCATCATATTATGATGAAGGAAGCCTTGTGGGAACTACGATTGATGTTCGGAGACGATTATCATATTATGGCTGGTAACGTTGCTACCCTTGAGGGCATTAACGATTTAGCTGACTGGGGTGCGAATAGCGTTCGTTGCAATATTGGGGGGGGATCTATTTGCTCGACTCGAATACAAACGGGTCATGGGTACCCGGGATTGCAAACGATCATTGAGTGTGCTAAAACAGACAGAGATATAAAAATTATCGCCGATGGTGGTATTAAGAACTCCGGGGATATTGTAAAGGCGCTAGCTGCCGGGGCAGACGCTGTGATGGTGGGCTCGCTGCTCGCAGGAACGACCGAGACGCCTGGAGAAATTTATATGAATATGGAAGGTACAGGCTGGAAAACTTATCGAGGAATGGCTTCTAAGGAGGCCCAGATAGATTGGAAGGGTACCTACTCATCTTTTGAAGGTGTCGTTAGTCGCGTTCCACATCGAGGGCCGGTATTGGCAATTCTTGAAGATCTCGAAAGAGGCATACGATCTGGTTTTTCGTATACCGGAGCCCGTGACTTATGTATGCTGCGCAGTAAAGCCAAGTTTGTATCACAGACCACCTCCGGTTTATCCGAGAGTCATGCCCACATTACGACAAGGAACTGGTAATGCCCGATGATGTAGCCAATCCTCATTTGGATAAGAAGGTTGCGTTTGTCGAGAACACACACCAGCACGCCAAGCTTATCTTAAAGTTGCGCCACGACGGAGTAACTCAATCAAAGTTCTTTCGTGCAATGATCGCTGGCTACGTTGACGAAGACGAGAGAATACAAAGTTATATCGATGAGATAAAACCACAAAATAAGAAGAAGAAGGCAAAATCAAAACAGTTGAGAGACAAAGGAAGGCAGAAGATGGAAGATTTTGGATTGAACGACGGAGAGATAGAGAATATATTTGACCTTATTGAAGAGGAACACCCAGAGCTATGAAAAATATAGATGGCTTGCGCGAGTGTTCCCGCAAATGTATGAAGAAAAAGAAAGAATGTAAAGACATGAAGTGTCGCCTCTGGCAAGACTTCCCCGAGGAGTATAACTGTACTTTAGTTTCAGTATATGAGCACGGACCAATGACTTTGCGTGAGGTTGCAGAACGCGAACATTTATCATTCGCGAGAATTAAACAAATAGAAACAAAGGCTTTAAAAAAGCTAAAGTCGTTAAATTTAATAGGTTGTTTTCGTTTTTAAGGCTATTATCAAAAGACGTTACTATTTATTTTTGAAGTTTATGTCATTAAACAAGGAGATTTGAACATGGCCCGCAAGAATTTACTCACAGAGGGCGAGATTCGCCAGTTTATGAAGCTCGCAAAGTTGCGACCTATCGCCCAAGCGCGCCTGAACGAATATTCAGACTTGCCAACCGGAAGTCGAGGCGATACCCACGAAGATGAGGTCTCCTTGGATGATGAGGAAGAAGCAGTTGCCTTGGATGATAAAGCTGCTTTAGATGATGAAGTTGCCTTGGACGATGAAGCTGCCTTGGACGATGAAGCTGCCTTGGATGATGCAGCCGTCGATCCCATGAAGCAGGAGATGTTAGCTGACGTGGTAAGGGCCGTCGCATCTGCTCTCGGAATTGAGGATCAGGTCGTTATCGACGACGACGCAGAAGAGGTTGCTCTTGATGATGAGTCAGAATTGGACGCAGAGCTAGCCCCCGAGTTGGACCCAGAGATGGACCCATCCCTCGAAATGCCAGCAATGGAAGACCAAGAAGAATTGGTCGCCGAGATCGTGCGCAGGGTAAAGGAGCGCGCCCAGCCTAAGATGAAGGCCAAACGCCCCACTGGTGACGCGGCAATCGTTAATGAGGTCGCCAAGCGTGTTGCCCAACGTCTTCAGCGTGAAAATAAGAAAGAGCAGATGGTAGATCAGCTCGCTGAACGCATTATGAAGAGACTTACAAAGTAGCTTGACAAGACTATCGTTTTGTGATATATTAACCACTGGGGAAACTCAGTGGTTATTTTTTTGAGGTGATTAAATGGATCCATGGTGGCTATATCTTATCGTTTTTGTATTTGGGTATCTCACTCATAAGACGTTTTATTTCTTGCGTTCGGCTAAGATCAGCATTGGTTTAATACGTGTTTCACAACTAGTTAGTATAGCTGTATTAGCTAAATCTATGGAGAATTTTTATTATTCTCATACATCACGACTTCAGCATATGAAAGAGCACGATGAGAGCGAAAAAACTATCAAGGATATAACGCGTTCTTTTAATATGGAAATAACAAATTATAAAGAAAAGGTAATCAAAGAAGTATTAGATTTGCATCCTAATTTTTATAATCCAATTATCGAATTTGATAACTGGAAATCGGCAATGAAATATTTGGAAAAGAACAAACAGTTCGTGCTTGAACTTTTAAACCAGGATAAAAATGATAAAAAAACTTCTTGACAAGATAGCCTCCGCCGCAGGTGAAGAGCAGAAAATAGTTTTAATAGATCCAGCAGCCCTTGGTGCCGGAAAGCCCGAACCCGATCTACGTATTATCGGAATGTTCTGTGATGTTCACGAAGAAAAGGTGGCTGAAGTCATTCATGCAATGCTTTATTTAAACGAGATGAACAAGCTAGCAAAGGAAGCTGACCGGCGCCCTATAGAGTTTTACTTGTCGACATATGGTGGGAGCGCAGACGATATGTTTGCACTTTATGATATTATGCGTAGCATCCGGAAGGAAACTGAAATCCATACTCTGGGCTTAGGTAAAGTTATGTCGGCTGGTGTCTTGTTGTTAGCCGCTGGAACTCCCGGGAAACGTCGGATTGCAAAGAACTGCCGGGTGATGATTCACTCGGTCGCTGCCGGCAATCACGGGAACCTCCAAGATTTAACGAACGAACTCGAAGCAATCTCCGATTTACAAAAGATGTATACGAACTGCTTGGTTGCTGAGACTAATATGACTGAGAACGACATAAAAGATATGCTTAATCGCAATGTTAACGTCTATTTATCAGCAGTAGAAGCAGTTAAACTTGGAATTGCTGATGTTATTGTGTGAGGAAACAAATGTCTGAATTAAGAGAAA